AACTCAGACAAGGACCCTGACGGGCAACCTGGTCTGAGCGGTTCGGTAAATTCGGGGCCTACCACGGGAGGAAAGTGGATTAAAACCACTACCACCTCTAAAAGGCGGTGGTTCTCAGGGGCGTTTATCTACGGTACGCCGCTACGTGAAGATCATGTAGCTGCTTCCGCAGGTTTGGCGCAAAAGGCAGACCAATTGTTTGGCCTGTCGCTTACGCCTGACGTCCTTTGGAACCTCACCCCGTGGAGCTGGGCAATCGATTGGGTCACCAATACTGGCGACGTTCTTGCGAACGTGTCAGATAAGATGACCCATGGTCTGGTGATGCAGTATGGCTACATTATGGAACATACTGTCCATACTGTAGAATACTCGCTGACGGGCGCCGTTTATCGCGGCCGCTCCGTCAATGTCCCAAACGCTAAATTGGTCACTGAGACCAAGAAGCGGCTGGGAGCTAACCCCTTCGGGTTTGGCGTTACTTGGGACGGCTTATCTACCGCCCAGGGCGCCATACTCGCTGCGCTCGGGATATCCCGTGCGTAGTAGGGTAGTGTTACCACTGCCTATACACCTCAATGGCTGGGTAAAAACCAGCCGAAAGGAGCAATGCCAATGGCATTCGCAGACCCTCAATCCATCACGATTCCGCCGGGATCTGCTCTGTCTCTCCCCCGAGTTTCTTCGGGTGAGAACACAGGCAAATTCTCGTCGGCTGATGGACTGGTCGATCTATCCGCGTCCCATTCTTATAATAAGAACAGGATACGGAGGATGCTCAGGGTCGATCATTCGAAGATCACCTCGGATCCGTTTGTCCCGGCTCAGAACAGAGAAGTTTCCATGTCAACATACATGGTCTTCGACGTTCCGAACCAGGGCTATTCGAATACCGAGATTAAAAACGTGTATCTGGGCTTTAAGGCCCTTTACACGACATCTTCGGATGTTCTCATCGACAAACTTCTTGGCGGTGAGAGCTGATGAAGGTCTGGTCTCCCGTAAGGGGGTCCAGACTCTTCTTCGATCGAAGCAGACAAGTCGTTTCGTTTACTACTTGTCTGCATTTATCGCTCAGCAGATCATTTCCGTACTTGTACGGAGATTTCTGCCATAACACTGCAAGACGTCCGAAAGTTCGGATGAATGTAGTGTTCTTCTTCTAAGAAGAAGAGAGCGGTATCCCTGATGCGAGTTACATTTGGCTAAGGAAAGCTAACCACCAATTATTAGATTGGAGGGGCTTTGAAAGCCTAATGTTGCTCTGGGAAAAGGTAGCCTATGAAATGGCTACCTGGTGTAACACTAGCGCCACCTTGGACATCAAATATGTCCGCGGTCGGGTTAAGGACGAGGGGTTATCGTTTCTAACGATAACCCTACCAACCTTTGGAAAAGACACCCAAAAGTGTCTTGACCTTGGGAAGGTAGACCGTCGTCTCTTCCAAGGATTTTCCTGGAAGATAGGTCTCCCGAAATTTCTTTCGGGTTTCCTCGGTCTTGTCTTTGACCCTAGCACTGGTGTGCTATTGGATAGACCAAATATCGATGCAATACACTCTGTACGTCAGCTAACGCTGATGTATCAGAAAATGTTGCTGCCCTGCACTCCCGAGAGGAAGCGCAAGGCATTCGATCTGTTTATCCAATGTGAGCAGGATGTCCGTCAATCCTGGACCGAACTCGATCTTTCCATGAGGAAAGAATTCGAGCGGGTCTCGGGAGTGATTTTCGGCCCTATGTTTACCAGGATGGATCTTGCGATCCGCTCTGGGGACATTTTGCCGAAACACGGTCCGGGTAGCGTTGCGGAGAAGTACTCCTCTAATGAGAAGTACTACCGTACGTCCTGGACACGTCGGCTGGAAGAGGTCTTCCCCTCTGGGGATTTCCTCGTACCGAATGACCGCTTTTGGCGGGATTCGGCCCAGCTGGACATCCTCGAACCCGGTTCCGAGACTCCCGTTAGGGTAGTCGCGGTCCCTAAAACGCTCAAGACACCTCGGATAATTGGCATCGAGCCTGCAGCTATGCAATATGCACAGCAGGGGCTCCTTGCCGCTTATCGTGAGAGTCTGAGAATGGACTCTGTCCTCTCTCGGATGATCGGAATTGATGACCAAGTGCCTAACCAGCTCTTGGCTCAACTCGGATCCGGAAACGGATCCCTGGCTACGCTCGATTTGAGCGAAGCTTCCGATCGTGTCTCGAATCAGCATGTACGCCTCCTGTTTCGCAACCATGGTAGTCTTCGGACTGCCGTAGACGCGAGTAGGAGCCGAAAGGCTGATGTACCTGGCTATGGTGTTGTACGCCTAGCCAAGTTCGCCTCTATGGGTTCGGCCATCTGTTTTCCTGTAGAAGCAAGCGTCTTTTTGACGCTTATCTTCATGGGGATCTCTAGATGGCTTAGCACACCGGTTTCCCGAAGAATGATTAATTCATTCGACGGGCAGGTGCGTGTCTACGGAGACGATATTATTGTCCCCGTAGATAGTGTCGAGCACGTTATATCCGTCCTTGAAGCCTTTGGCTACAAGGTAAATCGGAACAAGTCTTTCTGGACTGGGAAGTTCAGAGAGTCTTGTGGTAAAGAGTATTTCGACCTTCATGATATTTCAGTCGTGAAGGTTCGTAGACTCTTTCCGCATAACGCGCGGGACGCACAGGCAGTCATTTCTATTGTCTCTCTACGGAACCATTTTTACAAAATGGGACTGTGGGAGACGGTGAAATGGCTGGATTCAGTCATTGAGCGGAAAATTGTTTATTTTCCGACCGTGGCTGATACCTCGCCTGTGTTGGGCCGCCACTCCTTTCTGGGTTATGAAACTCAGAAAATGGACCCGAATCTGCACAGCCCTTTGGTTAAGGGTTATGTGGTTGTCGGTAACCCTCCAGTTGATGAGCTGGATGGTCGTGGGGCTCTAGTCAAGTTCCTTCTAAAGAAGGGTCTCGACCCTCTTGATGAAGGCCACTTGGAACGTTCTGGACGTCCTCAAGCCGTCTACACCAAGCTGAGGTGGCGTTCACCGTTTTAATCGGTGACAGGGGCTGACAAGCCCTCTGGGAGACTATAGTTCATCTCCGCGGCGTGTTCGCTTGATACCTCGG